CTGAGAGTTCGTCTCTCTTTCTTTACCTGCGTATATTTTGTGGCAAAATGAACCAACGTCCCATCCATAATCTTCAAAGTCTTTATACATCTGCTCTACTAACGAAGTCGTCGGAACAACTATCAGAATACTTTGTTTCTTTTCAACGTAGTATCTCACAATCGAGTATATCATCAGTGACTTTCCAGAGGCAGTTGGAGATATCAATAATTTTCGATTATGTTTTAAAGCGTCGTATACTCCCTCTATCTGATAGTCTCTGGGGACGTGCTTACATATAGAATACATATAATCCTTGACACCCTCTTTGGATATCAATTCGTTCGTTTGGAACGGTAGTCCGTAATATTCGTTGTCTTTAAATTCGTAAGTATAGTTGTGGTCTTCACAAAACTGTATAAGTTTATCAAGTAACCCGACATATATCTCTCCTGTGTGATTACTAAACAGTCTGATCTTTCCATCCCAGTATTTGTTACGATACTGTGGCATGAATTTAGCACCAGGCACATCAAAAGTAAAGTAATCAGATAATTCGTAGTAGACATGAGTCTCCGACTTTACCTGTAAATTTACTTCATTCTTTTTGGATATGCTCAAATGAGACATAAATTCACGTCAATATAAAGTATATATTAACGTTTTAAAAGTCGAATTTTGTGTCTGGAAATTGCTTCTGTAAATTGTATTCTGTAATAATAGCAAAAAATTTATTTTTCAAACCATTCATATATTCTATCTCCTCAGTATTTTCATCCGTTTCGACAAGCATACTTGAATAAATTCGAATACAATTGTACAACATTTTCGCTTCGCTAATTCCCATACGAAGTTCAGCACACCACTGCGCACCTACTTCGTCTTCGGAAGGATCGAACTCTGTGTCCATTAATTGAAACCTGCTTGAAATTTATTCCACTCGATTGCATTCTTAATTTGATATGTGCGGTTTGATATGATTCGAATTATTTCTTCAAGATATTTTAATGTAGTATCATAATATTTTATCTTCATGTTAATTGTATTTAGTTTTTCATCAGCGTCCATATGCCTCTGTATCGCATCCTTTTCTCTAACCTTATACGGAAATGGTTCGGCAGCATAAACCTCTGCTGGTGCCTTTCCAGTGTAGTAATTATATCTTTCCAATCGTATTCGGTTATAAGAATCCCTTGCCTTCTCTCTCAATAATGTGATTGTATTATAGATTGTATAATACTTTGAGTGAAGTTGAGGTATTTTAAGTGATTCATCATGTAGATTATCAGGATCGATGTGTGAATCTCTTTCCCACATCTCCTGAATTTTTTCAAGATTCATAAGGGTGTGCGTCCGTCTGCTCCAACAATTTCGTAGATGGTATACTTGAAAGTAACCTCTGCTGTAAAGTAGTTTACATCAGTATCAGTTGCTTCAAATTCAAGTGAAGTTAAAAATACTGGAAATAGATCTCTAAATTTAACAACTGCAGTTGTTTTATAATTACTGTTTAAAATTGATAAACTACCATCACTAAATATCTCTTCTCTATCTCTAAGTCCGTCTGCATCAGTGGTTGCTTTTTTAAACTCACTTGTACTCTCTGGATAACCTAGACCTGTCAACCAGTTATGTATTGCCATATAGTTAGTCAAATTCTCATCAACTAAAAATCTTAGGGTAAAATCACCATATGAAAGTTTATCACCAGGTACATCAATATCTTTTAAGTACACTGGTTGAATTGCAGTTCCTAATGATAAATCAGGAATTCGAGCAGAATTACTAAAAAATGTTGCTTTTGGAACTTTGTTTAATGCAAACTGAAATCCTATCGGTGATAGAAAATTGCGATTTTCAATTTGATTTTCGTATGCTCTTGCCATTATTCTTCAACTATTGTGCTATTTTTAAACCAATTAGGTGTGTATGAATAAGATTGACCACCCACAGTTCTTGTTATAGTTGCTCCCTTTTGTGCGTCAGCGTCTGATTTGTTCTCATATATTTTTCTTTGACTATAATCATTTGTCCATACATTATCACCAGCATAATATTCCTCTCCACCTGTTGGAACCGCAGAACCTAAAACACTTCCTTTTTTAATATGATATGGCATTATTCATCTCCTTGTTTTGTAAATTTTGGTTTCATTTTACCAAATTTTTTACCACCAAACTGTTTTGCTTTGTCTTTTAACTCGCTGACTTTATCAGCAGCAGCTGCTTTTTTTGCAGCAAATTTTTCTTTTGCTTTTTGAAGTGCTGTTTGTTGTGGTTGATCTTCGTTTGATGCAAAAGCAGAAGATGCCATTTCTTCAATAAACTTATTAAACGACTTCATTCTTTCCAAATCCATTTTTAACTATTTAGTTAACGGAGATAATAAATGAATTATAGCATAAAAAAAGAGGGTTAACAACCCTCTTCTGTGTCTTCATATTTTTTAAGACTTATTAAGTGATCTTGAATGATAGTATTACCATCTTTATCAAATCCACAATGCAATCCATAAAATTGTGGACAACAACCTATGAATTGATATGGTCTTTGTTCAATAGATGGAACAACTAAGTCCATGCCTATAAGATTATTATTAACCATTTTGTATGATGTTTCGTAGTGCGTATGTATTGCATCTACAAATTTTTTAACATCTGCTCTTGCTGTCTCAGGAGAATCAGATTTAGTGTAAAGAATAATATTAACTGGTAATTTATTTCTCTTTATCGCAGGTAAGATGTTTTCACACCACGTACGATTGACATAAGTGACATTGTTTACAGCAGTTAAGATGTAGTCTTTTCTATCAACTAAACCTAGATTTGTCTCAATCCATGATTTCCAATCACCACTTTCTCTTAAATCAACTAATGCTTCTTCACCATTATCAACTCTATCTTTTATTTGATTGATAATATGTGTATATGTAGATTGTCCTTTGAGGAATAATCTAACATTTGCTTTTCCAAATAACCAATCATTAATAGCGACATCGTTATATGGGATCTCACCTCTATTAATTAGAAATACTCCTGCCTTTACAAAGTCTTTCTTTGATGGTCTTGATGCAGGGTCATGTAAGTTTGCAAGTATACCGTTAGTTACATGATTTAATAGTGTATCACTCTTTGTATAATCATAGACAGCAATTGGCATCCATCTCTCACCATTTTCTTTTGCTGCTTTTATTCTTCCTCGACCATCTCTAGGTTTACCATCGGTGCCGAAACACGGTGGCCAATAGTTAGTTATAAATCCTCTTTCTTGAAAAGTTAGAGATAAATCATCTACTCTCTTTCTAAATTCTTCTACTGATTCATCTCTGACTGCAAAATTAAAATAATCTTGATTATCAGCGTCTACTTTGTCTAGGTCTAACCAGTCAAAACCGACGAATTGTGCATCTAATTGATTTCTTGGTTCTAACCCATCAAAATCATTATCAATGTCTATTGTGCCATTAAAGGCAGTTTTCTTTCTTCCCATGATTTAATCCTCTTGTTGCTACTTTGGGGGTGTTAAGTCTGCGGATGCATGTCTAACAAATAAAAAATAGCATAAAAAAAAGAGGGTGTAAACACCCTCTTAAAGATTTGTAATATTTGAATTACATTAGGTTGTTAACTGTAACTCTTCTGTAGTATCTGTTGCTATTAGCAGTGATTCTACCAAGTCCAGCAGTTGTTCCTTCTGCGAATGGGTTAGCTACGATTCCGTAACGAGTCTTAAAGCCAATTTTTGGCTGGAAGGTGTTTTCTCCCACTGCTCTTACCATCTGTAATGGAACATATGGGCAGTAGAATAAACCAGCATCGTAAGGAGATGTACCTTTGTATCCCATAACATAGTACTGACTTGTTAGGGTATTTGTTTGGTTAGATGAGAATGGGTCAATGTACACTCTGTACTTACCTTGAAGAACACCAGCAAATGTATTACCTGTGTCATCAACGTTAAGATTTGCATTAAGCGCAGGAGTGTAGTCTAGAACACCAGCCATTGTTAGTGCAGATGCAACATCAGCAGAACAAAGGATCATGTTACCCTTTCCTCTACGAGTTCTTTGTGCGATTGCGTTTGCATCTCTTTCCATTTGGAAGATGAGACCTTTGAACTTCTCAACAGACCACCTACCGTTTGAGTCGGTGTCAAGATCGAATGTTCCAGCAGATGCAACGTTACTTTGTGCACCAGTTTCAGCAGATTTGTAGATAGTTCTAATAACTTCTCTGTTAATTTCAGCAAGAATTTCTGTTGAAAGAATGTTTGCTAATTCTGCCTCTGCATTCAATCCGTGGATTGCTTTAAGGTCTTGTGCTAGTTCTAAACTGTACTCAGCTTTGAGTGCTCTGGACTTCGCAGTCACAGTAACTTTCTCGATGCTGAATCCCATTTGACGGAACTCGCGACTATCTGTACCAAGAGATTCTGCGTCCTCTGTATCCATACCACGACCAACGGAGTATGCCTTTTGAGTTGCAGTGCCTGATGGGTTTAAAGCAGATGGGTCGGATGAAGCACCAGTAGCACCACCAGTTGTACCAAAACCAACGGCTATTCCGTCTGAACCGGCAACATATGGGTTACCAACGTCACCAGCAGCACCAGAAGAACTAACTGCTGAGAATGCAGTGTCTGCTTCGTTGAATAGTGCCTCAGGTCCTGACTGATTCTCAAAGCGTGAACGCATTGCGAATATAAGACCTGTTGGTCCTGTCATTGGTTGTACACCAGCAAGGTCATAAGCGACCAAGTTTGGCATTGAACGTCTGATAAGACTGATTAATACAGGGTCGAAACCTGCTGTTGGTGATCCTGCACTAGCAGAAAAACCTGCTGTCGCACCACTTGAACCTGTGTTGTTTGTAGGTGATGCTTCGGAAAGAAACTCTCTTTCTTCTCTAATTGCTTGTTCTTGGTTCTCCAAGAGTGCTGCGGTCACTGCTCTACGATGAGGATCTTTAATTGGATCTAGACCTTCATAGTCTAGTAGAGGTGCCCACTTCTCCTGAAGATGATCAGAATTTGGGGTTTGCATTTAATTTTACCTTATTTTAAGTTTGATTTATACTATAAAAATCACTTTTTAACAGATCTGCTTATTGCACTAAGATAGGATTCCATCACACCAGTGACTGCTGGTTCTTGATGACCTGTTTCCGTACCCTCAGATAAGTTTTCTGTTTGTTGTTTTGGAGCGCCAGGATTAGCTGGGAAATAAGAATTTCTCAGTGTAACTAGCTTCTCACGATAGTTGTCTTCACCATCAAACTCAACATTTTCGGCGAGAGTCGCAAGTTTGTCTTTCTGTGTTACAGCAAGACCTTCAGA